ATGTGGCAAAGATGATTGGTAACTCCGATATTGAAGCCCTAACAAACAAAGTTTGGTTCAAGGGTGAGTGGTGGAAGATAGAACCAATCTTTGTCTTCTATAAGCCGTGAGATATTTATGAGTATAGTTCGTGTCCCCTCTCCCGTCCTTTGAGACGGTGATGGGACCGAACATTCTTCCCAAAAGGGAGTTCGGCCGGACTCCCTTTTACTTTTGATTCATATTTATATGATATGTGTTGATTTATTTTTGGAGTAATAAATGAAAGACCTAATACAAGAGGGTAGAGAAATACAACAAAAGTTCAAAACAAAAGTTGTTATGAATGAAGGTATATTTTCAGATTTAGCTTGGGCCGTAAAATCTGACATCGGTAATGCAATTATGGGGAAATCATCTCCGGGTAGGCAACTTTTCAATATGTGGAAAGACGGTGATTTATACAAAGACCCAAAAAGTCCATATAGTAAATCAGTCAGTTGGTATGACGAAGGTAAAATAAAATCCAAAGCAATGGAATACGATGCTGCTGATAAGCAAACATTTGCGGCAATGAAAAAGCTTGGAGAAATGAAAGATAAAATCTGTTCAAACCCTAAAAATCCAACACCAGAAGACCAAAAGAAAATGGCAAGTAATAAGGAGTATTTGACTCTTTACATGGATTATTTACAAAAAGAAATCGTGTCAAACACAAAACTCCATGAATTAGAACTTGCGATGGGTAAGAAGGCAAAAGATCAATACGGTGGGTTCTCTATTCCTATCTATGATGATACAACCGGTAATTACAAAGGTGAGACGATGGATAGAGAAACACTATTGAAGAACTATCCAAAAGAATGGGTCGATGAAATGGAGTTAGATCAACCAGCCAAAATATCAGGATTTATAGAATCATGGAAAGAAAAAATAGAAGCTGCAAAGAAACAACTTGAAAGTCTATAGTAACAAAGGGAACTTCGGTTCCCTTTTACATTTGGAAATGTCTAAAACAATTTGTATATTATGGGCATCCACATATCATAAGGTTCAAAATGTTCAATCCCCAACATACACTTTACGTTGAGAAGTATAGACCACAGGCACTTGATACATACATAGGAAATGAGACGGTCAAGGAAACGTTCAAGAGATACCTACAATCAGGTGATGTACCACACCTTCTTCTTTATGGTGATGCCGGTAGTGGTAAGACAACACTTGCAAAGATTGTAGCCAACACAGTTTCAAAAGACAATTACATTTACATAAATGCTTCCGATGAGAACTCCATTGATACCGTCCGAGACAAAATCAAGCAGTTCGCATCGTCAATCGGTTTCGGTGGTTTGAAGATTATCATTCTCGACGAGTCCGATTATCTCACTCCAAATGCACAAGCTGCTCTCCGTAACATCATGGAGACCTTCAGCAAGACAACACGATTTATCCTAACGTGTAATTACGTGGACAAGATTATTGACCCGATTCAATCTCGGTGTCAAATCTTCAACATCGTTCCCCCATCCAAGAAAGATGTTGCAGTTCACACGATGGGAATCCTTGAATCGGAAGGCGTGGAGTTCTCAAAGGAAGATTTAGCACAAATCATCAACATAACTTATCCTGATATTCGTCGTGTTCTGAATACAGTACAACGTTGTATTCTCGATGGAAAACTAAAACTTGATAAGTCAACACTTGTTCAGAACAACTTTTACTCAACGATTGTTGATGTATTGAAGTCGAGTAAGAACAAGAAAGAAAAGTACACAGAGATTCGTCAGATTCTCGCTGACAACTCAATCCGTGATTACACACCACTGTTTCATTATCTCTATGAACACGTGGAAGAATATGCCAATGGTTTTGTGTCAACGGCTATTCTGATTATCGCGGAATCACAATATAAAGATGCGATGGTAGTAGACCACGAAATAAATGCGATGGCAATGTTTATTCAACTAATTATGGAAATTGACCAAAGGAAATAACTATGAGCAATGTATTTGACCTGAGTGGTGGAGAACAAACACCACAACCACAACGTGTGAATGTAAACTTGAATGATGCACAAGATATTACTTGTGAAAAGTGTGGAGGACATTTCTTCCACTCCGTGACATTCTTCAAGAAGATTTCGGCTCTCATGTCTCCAACGGGAAAGGAAGCAATCGTTCCACTTGAAACGTATGCTTGTCTTGAGTGTGGAAACATCAATCGGGAATTTTTACCAACAGGATTTGGACAGAATGGCTAAGTCCTTGTTTGATTTGATAAAGGGTGTGACCAAGGATAAAACCAAATGGGAAGCTCTTTCTGAAGAAGACCAAAAGGTGTGGAACAATTATATCGTCACCCGTTGGTTTTCTATGGAGATGGAACTGACGGATGCCATGAACGACTTTCAAAAGTATAGTAATGGCATCCTCAACTCCAAAAACTACTACAAGATGTTACATGACGTACTACCAAAGTCCAACCTCTTCCTGAAGTACATAAAGAAGAAGAAAGAATCTGAGATAGACAAGGCGTTCGTCGAAGTGTTTTCTCAGCATTATCAACTTGGAAAAAAGGTAGTTTATGAGTATATTGTAGACTTGTCCAAGACCAATCCTGATGAACTCATCGGTATATTGGAGGCATATGGAACAAAGAAAGAAGACGTTGAGAAATTCAAGAAACAACTAAAGACACTAAAATGAGGACAACAAAGATGGCGATAAAAGAAATTGACTTGGGAAAGAAGAAAGACCCGAACGATGTGGTTGCTCAGATGGAAGAGAAGTTTCCTGTTATGACTGAAGACTTCAAGAGAATTCAACGTGAACAGTACGAGCTCTTTTGCCGTAAACAATCTAACTACGGGCCAGATAACATCTCATTGGGAACAACTCTTGAGAGAGAACAAGATCGTAAGTTATCACTTCAAGGTTTGTTCTTCCGTCTCAATGATAAAATCAATCGCTACAAACAAATGATTATGTTTGGTTCACAAGATGCCGTTGGCGAATCACTCGAAGATACATTCAAAGATATTTCAGTTTACGGTATCATTGCACAACTTGTTCAAAACGGTAAGTGGGGTAAGTAATGTCATCATACATTTGGACTTCTGAATATGTTTCACCCGGTCATCCTGATAAGATTGCCGATTGTATTTCAGATAGTATTCTTGATCTCTATCTTGAAAGTGACCCTGATGCAAAGGTTGCCTGTGAAGTGATGGTGAAGAACTTAGACGTTTATGTCTGTGGTGAAATTTCATCGACTGCAAACTTGAGTGATGATAATATTCGTGGTGCTGTTAGATTTGCTATTCAACAAACGGGGTATAACAGTAGTGTACCATACTTCAACAGTGACATGGTAAACATCCACCTAAACATTTCCCAACAGGCACCCGAGATACACAATGCTGTTGTAGTTGGTGATGAACTTACTGCAGGTGACCAAGGCATCATGTTTGGTTATGCAACGAGAGAAACTCCAACATTCATGCCGATTCCAATCTATTTGGCAAAACAGTTTGTACACGAGGCATTTACACGTAAGGATGATTTGAAACTACGACCAGATATGAAGGGTCAAGTCTCCATTTACTACGAGGATGGTGTTCCAAAGCACATTGACAATGTTGTTCTTTCTATGTGTCACGACGAATCATATACACTAACATCACTACGTGAGATGTTCCACAATGAAATTAGACGTGATGTAATACGTAGGTTGGACACTAAATTGCAATCACTGTTTACCGAAAAGACAAAGTGGCACATCAATCCAGCAGGAACGTGGAACATCGGTGGGCCTATCTCGGATTGTGGTTTGACGGGAAGAAAGATTGTAGTTGACCAATATGGCGCAGACTGTGAAATTGGTGGTGGTGCCTTCTCAGGTAAAGACCCAAGTAAGGTTGACCGTTCTGCCGCTTACATGGCTCGTCATATTGCACTACGGACTCTGAAAGAGAATGGTGATGTAAACAAGGTGAAGGTTCAACTCGCATATGCAATTGGTGAGAAGTATCCCGTATCATATAGAATCTATGACCCAACAACTGGTAGGGAATTTGGATTAGGTACACTTACGCCTGAAGACCTGACACCGAGTGGTATTATTTCTCGATTGGGATTGAAGACACCTATTTACAGTGTAACTGCTTTACTCGGTCACTTTGGAAATAGTCCATATGAGGTAAACGGTATAAAGAGATTTGAATGGGAGAACGTATGAAAAAGAAACTGAATGAATCAACTACTCTATCTGGTACAGTAAATCTCTATCACTTCTCACGTGAAGATATGGGAGAACAGACTACACTTGACCCCCAAGAGACTGTGAAGAAGCGGTCTTCTTATTCTTGGAATGAGTACAAGCGTTCTAAGTTCCCACGTGTATTTTACTACACAGACCTCACGAAGGTGGAGTATCAGATAAAGTCTGCATCACGTGCACTGTACACAACGAAGGTCGATGGCAGTAAGATTCTTGCACTGAACGATGCCCTGACCGAGTATAAGAAGAATAAAGAAGAGTTCGAGAGAACAGATAAAAAGGCATATGCGGTGATACACGCTTTGTTGGGTGGTGGTTACGGAATGGATTGGGATGCTATGTTTGAAACCGCATCGAGAAACTACACGGGTATTTTCTATGATACTGGTAATTTACCGATGGTAAACATCTTCACTCCATTGAAAGTGACAAAATATGCCGGCAGCTAGAATTTCATTCTCACAATATCAAATGTGGAAGGGATGTCCTCATCGTTGGAAACTAAACTACATTGATAAAGTCTCTATACCGTCACCTTCGATTGCACTTGTGTTTGGTACTGCAATGCACGAGGTACTTCAAAAGTACTTAGAACTCCTATACACCTCCAGTGTTCAGGTGGCGAATGAATTGCCGTTGGAGGATTTACTGAAGGAGAAAATGAGTTCTGAGTACAAGAAGATGTTGGCTGAAAACAACAATCAACATTTTTCACACCGTGATGAAATGCAAGAACACCTAAGTGATGGTATTGAAATCATTCGTTGGTTCAAAGCCAGACGTGAAGAATTCTTCATGAAGAAGGGTTGGGAACTCGTTGGTATTGAAAAGCCGATCAACATTATTCCGTTAGAATCGCATCCAACTGTTCGTCTTGTTGGTTTTCTTGATTTGGTCATGAGAGATTTGAAGACTGGCAAGATTCATATCTATGACTTCAAAACTTCAACAAACGGATGGGGTAAGTATGCAAAGTCTGATAAAGTAAAGACTGCACAGTTAGTTCTGTACAAGACGTACTATGCGAAACAATATGACATCCACCCCGATGACATAGATATTGAGTATCTCATTCTGAAACGTAAGATTGATGAGAACGCGGAATACGCGGCGATGAAGAAACGTGTACAACGATTCGCACCGGCACATGGTAAGGTTTCACAGGGAAACATTGTGAAAGAAGTGGAGAAGTTTATCACGACCGTTTTTGACACGGACGGTAACAAACGTGGAGACATTCAGTATATTGCAAAAGCCGGTGAGAACGGAAACAACTGCCGATTCTGTGAGTTCAAAGACAACGACGAATTATGTCCAATAAAAAACAGGGTTCATGTATGATGAAATATGCCTACACATATGACGATATTCAAATCGTTCCGAAGTATAGTGAGGTCAATAGTAGAAATGACTGTCTACTTTCAACACGGTTCACTCGTAACTATAACTTACACACACCAATAGTTGCCGCTCCAATGGATACTGTTAGTGAAGGTGATATGGCAGTTGCACTTGAACAGGAAGGTTGTGCAACAGTCATACATAGATTTATGTCAATCGAGTCTCAAGTAAATGAGGTTCAAAAACTACGAAACGTTACATATAGAGCCGCGGCTATCGGTGTTACTGGTGATTACAAAGAACGTGCTCAAGAACTTGCGAATGCTAACGTTTTTGTAATTCTACTCGATGTTGCTCATGGTAACACTCAACTCGTACATCGTGCACTGAATTGGTGTAAGTTGAACCTACCTGGTCATATTGACATAATTGCCGGAAATGTTGCAACTCGAGAAGGGGCATATAACTTAGCAAAGTGGGGAGCTGATGCAATCCGTGTTGGTATTGGTAACGGGTCACTTTGTGAAACGAGAATCAGAACAGGTGTTGGTATCCCACAGGTCACTGCACTTTGGGAATGTCTACGTGGTGTTGGTGAGTCAGGTGAAGATGTTCCTGTAATTGCTGATGGTGGTATCAAAACAACAGGTGATGTTGCAAAGGCACTTTCACTTGGGGCTGACTCTGTTATGTTAGGTTCACTTCTTGCCGGTACGAGAGAAAGTCCCGGTGATATTCAACGAATGGGAATGTGGCCAGATGAACAACTATTCAAGAAGTACCGTGGTTCTGCATCAGCGGAAACAAAAAAGGTACATGGGTTGGAAGAAAAGAATGTTGAGGGTAATTCTAAGCTGATTCCATATAAAGGTAAAGTTGGAAGAATCATCTCTGACATCAAGGATGGTGTTCGTTCTGCCATGTCTTACGTTGGTGCCCAAAACTTAGTGGAGTTTAGGGCGAACTCTAATCATGTCCTTATTACACAAAATGGTTTGGTGGAAGCAAAGCCACACTTATTGCTGTAATAATTCCACACGTCGATATTTATTCGTAAACAAGTTTCGTAATAAAAGGTTTCATATGGCAAAGAAAAAGATTCTACTGCTTTCGGACGATCTACGTCTAACAAGTGGCATAGCCACAGTCTCACGTGATATGGTTATCGGAACCGTACACAAGTATGATTGGGTTCAAGTTGGTGCCGCAATCAATCACCCTGATAAAGGAAAGGCACTTGACCTTTCAGAAGATGCAAAGAATGTAACGGGTGTTCAAGATGCATCTGTGAAAGTTTACTGTAATGATGGTTACGGTGATCCATTCCTGATTCGTCATCTTATCAACCAAGAAAAACCAGATGCAATTCTCCACTTCACCGACCCACGTTTTTGGGATTGGTTGTATGCGATGGAACAGGAAATTCGCACATCGGTTCCACTTATGTATCTAAACATTTGGGATGATATTCCAGACCCATATTGGAATAAAGAAGCATACTCAAGTTGTGACCTACTCATGGCAATCTCAAAACAAACATACGGAATCAATCAAAGAGTTCTTACGAGGTTTGAAGGTTCTGTTCAAGATGGCAGAATCACATACGTTCCACATGGAATTGATACAAGTATGTATCATTTTTCTTC